AATGCCACCACAGCTTCCCAAGATGCCAATCCAGCAGGGCGCAAACCTTGCATCGCTAGACCTCGAGTCAAACGAGACCTTCGAGGAGAAGATGATGCAGGAGGACGAGATCGAGCACTACGAGGACGTGCTCGGGCTTGAGCCTGGCGAGGCCGAGGAGGAGGTCATCGAGCTAGACGATGGCTCGGTCGTCATCAACTACAGACCCAAAGAGGGCCCGCTCAAGAACCCAGAGTTTTACGAGAACCTGGCCGAGAGCTTAGACGAGGGCGTGCTGTCTAATTTATCGACGGAATACTCAGAGTACATCGAGGTCGACCGCGAGGCGAGAAAAGAAAGAGACAAGCAGTATGAAGAAGGACTACGAAGGACAGGACTTGGAAAGGACGCGCCAGGTGGCGCAACTTTTGACGGAGCTTCCAAGGTTGTTCACCCTGTCATGGCAGAGGCTTGCGTCGACTTTGCGGCGTCTAGCTCGCGCGAGCTTTTGCCGCCAGAGGGGATTGTAAAATCTGAGATCAAGGGCGAGGCGGACCGTCAACGTGTTGAAACAGCAGACAGAAAGGCAAACTTCCTTAACTGGCAGCTCACCGAGCAAATCGAGGAGTACCGAGATGAGATGGAGCAGACCCTCACCCAGCTGCCTCTTGGTGGGTCGCAATACTTTAAGTGGCGCTGGGACAGCGAACAGAAACGGCCCTGCTGCGAGTGGATCCCCATCGACAACATCTTCCTCCCCTACGCAACGACAAATTTCTATACTTCTCCGCGAGTAACCGAGCAGCAGGACATCACGGAGGACACCTTCCTGCAGCGCGTAGACCAGGGCATCTACCGCGACATTGGCCAGATTGTAAGCTCAGAGATCGAGCTGGACAAGCAGACACAGTCCGAAAAAGCCAACGACAAGATCGAGGGCAAGCAGATCCCGACCAAGAACATCGACGGCGTACGGCGCGTGTACGAGATCACGTGCTTCTTGCGCCTCAAGGACGACCCGTACACAGACGGCGCACGGGCGCCATACATCTTAACGATTGATGAGAGCACGGACAAGGTCCTCTCGCTGTACCGTAACTGGGAGTCTGGCGATGAGAAGCTTACGAAGCTGGATTGGATCGTGGAGTACAAGTTTATCCCGTGGCGTGGCGCTTACGCTATCGGCCTACCTCATCTTATTGGTGGTCTATCTGCTGCCCTCACTGGCTCGCTTCGCGCGCTTTTGGACGCGGCTCACATCAACAACAGCCAGACCATGCTCAAGCTCAAGGGAGGAAGAATCTCCGGACAGAGCGACAGGATTGAACCGACGCAGGTTCTAGAGATCGAAGGTGCCCCCGGCGTGGACGACGTCCGCAAGTTGGCTATGCCGTTGCCGTTTAACCCCCCATCTAGCGTATTGTACAACCTCCTTGGTTGGCTGACCGATGCCGCAAAGGGTGTGGTCACGACGGCCGAGGAGAAGATTGGCGACGCAAACGCTAACACACCGGTGGGCACCACCCAGGCACTCATCGAGCAGGGCGCGAAGGTATTCTCCAGCATCCACGCACGGCTGCACCGATCCCAGGCCAAGTCGTTAAAGATCCTCTCCAGGATCAACCACTGGTACCTGGAGGAGATGGACAACGAGTCTGGCACCGAGATCGAGGTCCGTGACTTTGCGTCCAACAACGACATCCGTCCGGTATCGGACCCCAACATTTTCTCTGAGACGCAGCGTCTTGCGCAGGCACAGGCAGTTCTGCAGATGGCAAACGCCGCGCCTCAGTTGTACGACCTTCGGGCTGCGCACCGGAGGGTTCTGAAGCAGCTGAAAGTTCCTGCAATTAGTGAGATATTGCCAGATCCGGATGGTATCAAGGAGGCAAATCCTGCCCTGGAGAACGTAGCAATGTCCATGGGCCGCCCCGCGGCTGCCTACCCGGACCAGGACCACTTGGCGCACATCAAGGTTCACCTGACGTATGCACAGGACCCCAACTACGGTGGCAGCCCACTCATTGGGCCCACGTTCGCACCGCACGCGCTTGAGCACATCAAGCAGCACCTGACGCTGCACTACCTGCAGTCGATGCGTGCATACGTAGCGGAGGCAACTGGGGGCCAGGACACGCTGGGGCTGCACGAGGAGAAGCCTCTCAAGCTGGAGGACCAGCAGGCGCTGTCTCTCGCGGCCGAGATGGTCTCGATGGACGCACAGGCCACGTTCCAGTCCGCGCAGCCACAGATCCAGCAGCTGGCTCAAAAGGTCCAGGAGGCACAAAAGGCCAAGCTGGAGCAGATGGCGGCCAACGACCCAACGGCCCAGGCACTGCTCAAGACACAGATGGCCGAGACCCAGCGCAAGTCGCAGGAGTCGCAGGCACGCCTGCAGCAGGAGATGGCCAAGCACCAGCAAGACTACCAGCTCAAGGTGGCCGAGCTGGAGCAGAAGGTGCAGGAGCTCATCGCCAAGTACCAGACACAGAGCCAGATCGACAGCCAGAAAAACGCTACCAACATCGCCACGGCAAACATCAACAACGCATCGCGCGAGCGCGTCGCGGCCATGCAGGCAGGCGCACAGATGGACGCGCTGCAGGCACAGCTGGCGCAGGAGCAGGCCATGTCGGCCATCGAGGCCATCAACACCGCCGACGAGGACATCCGGCAGCACGGGATCGCCATCGAGCAGGCGGCGTTTAACCAGCAGGCGCAGGCGGTGCAGCAGGCCATCGACGCGCAGCAACCACCACAACCACCACAAGGAGCAGTTTAATGGCAAGCGACAACCAACTCAAAGGCTTTCGCCAGACCTACCAGGAGACTGGCAAGCCGGGATACGGCGGCGGCAACGGCGTCACCGACATCGACCCGGGCCCGTCCGGCTCACACCGCGACAACAACTGGAAGAAGGGCGCGGCCCAGGCCAAGATGAAGAACGCCGGCAAGGTAGGCCCCTACAGCAACGTCAAGGACCAGTTTGGGCCGAAGTATTAAAGCAATACTTAAGGTGTAGGGCGTAAATTAAAAAAGTCTTGCATAGGTTGTTACATGCGAGACTTTACGTCTGAAATAATGCGTCGCGTAGGCGACGAGATACGGCTAGTAGACTCATCCCTTACCACTGGCAAGGGCATCACCAGCCTCGAGCACTACAAAAAGCTGCTGGGGGAGCGTGAGGGTCTGCAGAAGTGCCTAAACATCATAGACGAGATTTTGACAGAGAACGACCAGGCTGAATAGCCTACAGAAAGGAGTGCCGGATGGCATTTGATGTAATGCAAAAGGAGGAGCCCGACCTCCGAACGGAAGAGGAGTGTTTTCCGCAGATCGACCCGGGCATTGACGTAGTAGGCGACCGTGTACTGGTCCAGCTGCGTCGGGAGAAGGCAAAGAGCAAGGGCGGCATTATCCTGGTCGACGAGACCCGGGCAACTCTCAGGTTTAACGAGACCGTTGCCAAGGTCATACAGATCGGGCAGCTTGCGTATAAAAGCCCAGACTCACTGGAGCCGTGGCCCGAGGGCCCCTGGTGCAAGGTGGGCGACCTGGTAAGGACGATCAAGTACGGCGGAGACCGTTTTGTTGTCCAGCCCGGGGATGACGGATCGCCGGTGGTGTTTATCACCATCCAGGCCCGTGAAATTATATCCGTCATCAGAAGCTTCGAGCACGCCCAGCGCATGCGCGCCTTCGTAGATTAAAACTTTGTAGAAAGTGAAAAATGGCAGAGAAAGAAGAAAAACTTCTCCCAATCCGGGAGCAAGACGATGGCACGGTCCTGGTCGCCGTGGACGAGGAGAAAGATCCCTTTGAAGACCAGAAAAAAGATGAGGCTTCGGCCGAAGAAGGAGCTGACGGTGACGGTCCTGCTGATGGTGGAGACGGTAATACCGAACCAGCGATGGGTCCTGACGGCGACGCCGGGGACGAAGATGGCGAAACTGACGAAGACCGCGAAAAAATTCGTGAAGCTCGCCGCGAAGAGCGCAAACTTAAAAAAGAGCTCTCTAAGCAGCGAGAAATTTCCGCGAAGCATAAAATCAGCTCCCTTGAAAGACGCAATGAAGAGCTGGCTAGGAGACTCGCGGCTGTAGAATCCGCCGCGGCATCGTTCCAATTTGCTCAGGTAGACAAGGCGATTGAGGACGAGGCGACTCGCGTAGAGTACGCCAAGATGAAGCTGCTGCAGGCGTCGCAGGCTGGCAACGCCGAGGAGCAAGTTGAGTACCTCGAGCAGCTGCAGGAGGCAAAGCTACGGCTTGGCCAGATGCAGGCCTACAAGAAGCAGCAGGTAGAGCAGATCCGCAGGCCCAAGCAAAACGTGCCAAACGAGGTATCTCGCGCGGTGCAGGAAAATGCGGAGAGCTGGCTCTCCAAGAATAAATGGTATGACCCGCAGGCTCGCGACACAGACAGTCGGATTGCGAAGGTCATAGACAATGAAATGGCGTCAGAGGGCTGGGACCCGTCGGACCCGGAGTATTGGGACGAATTGGACAACCGTCTGTCGGCACGTTTGCCACATCGTTACGCGGCAAAGACTGGTGGTACAGTGAAGAGGGCCAACCCAACGGCATCTTCCAGGACGGCAAACCCGTCATCGACACCGGCAAACACGATCAGGCTATCGCCGGAGCGTGTGAAGGCAATCAAGGATGCAGGGGCCTGGGACGACCTGGCGGCACGCAACCGAATGATCAAGGCCTACGTAGCGTACGATAAACAGAACAGGACATAATCATGGCAAACGCAAGAATTAAACGCGACTTAGACGACCGCTTAGAGGAGAGAGTCGCAGAGGTAAAACAGCGGAGCACCGCTAACGAGGAAGATGTCAAGCGCCGGGAACGTATAGATGCGTTCCGTGATAAGTGGCAGAATAGCGCACTGCCCACGATACCTAAGGACTCAATCCCTGGGTTTCACTTGTGCTGGTTGAGCACCACAAACCAGTACGACAGTATCGACAAACGTTTAGCACTAGGCTATGAGCCCGTGAAAGCCAGCGAGTTAGGTAAAGGCTTTGAATCACTTGGCAAGATGAGTTCAGGCAAGTTTGAAGGCTGTGTTAGTTGTAACGAGATGGTACTCTTTAAGTTACCAGAAGAAATCTACCAGGAAGTAATGCGAATGCTGCACCTTGAGGACCCCCTCGAGCACCAGCGGAACATTACGGCCTCCGTCCGTAGCAACTCGCAAGAGGGCAAGGGCGGGCGTTCAATCCTGGAGGGTGGAATTTTGGAAATGGAGAAAGAGGCCGCCAAGGCGAACAAGCACGTTCGCTTTGAATAACATTCTTCAACAAACAAAGGAAATTAAATGGCAACCACATTAAAGCCCTTTGGTCTGAAGCCCGTGTACCACCCAAGTGGTCTTGATCGTGCAACTCCTTTTGTTGGCACGAACTCATACACCACCGGTAGTACATACACGGCGCCTTACTCGTTGTCTGGTGGACAAGCTTTCTACCAGTACCAGCCGGTATCGCTGACCGCGTCGGGTGAACTGACCATCGCCGCATCGGCCGCCGCCTCTGGCACCGTATATGGCGTATTTGACGGCGTCGAGTTTACCGACTCGCAAGGCCGTCGCTCCGTAGCCAAGTGGGCATCCAAGCTTACGCTTGACGCCTCCTCGGACATCGTCTTTTGGGTCTTTACCGATCCTGAGGTCGTGTATGAGGCACAGGTAAATGGCTCCGCCACTACCGCCTCCATCGGACAGCAGTACAACTTTGAGACCGCATCGGGCATGACGCCCGCGAGTGGCACGGCTATCGGCAACGGTGGCGCTGGCTTCTCGACCTGCGCGCTGAATGACACCGCCGTCGGCAGTGGCAACCAGGGCCAGGTTCGTGTTGTTGGTCTGGGCCGTGAGGCTGCTTACCCCTCTGGCGAAACAAACGCCTGGGGTGATGCCTACACGATTTTACAAGTAAAGATCGCAAACAACTCGTTTGTGTATCCGAAGGTTTCGGTCTAATTAACGAAAGAAAGGATTAAGCAATGGCAGCCCCAATGCGTAGTACGGACTTTCGTGCGGTAGTCGAGCCGATTATCAACGAAGTCTTTGACGGTGTTTACGATCAACGTGATGATGAGTGGAAAGGGTTTGTGACCCAGATCCAGGGTATCCCCCGCAATTATCACGAAGAAGTCATGCTGTTCGGTATGAACGCAGCGCCCGCAATGCCAGACGGAACCCCGGTTTCGTATGACCAAGGCGGTACGCTGTACATCACCCGATTCATTTATCAGATCTATGGCCTGGCATACGCCCTGACCAAGGTACTGATGGAAGACGGCGATCATATCCGCATCGGCAGCACCTTCGCCAAGCACCTGGCTCAGTCGATGATTGAGACCAAGGAGACCCTGTGCGCCAACCTGCTGAACTTCGCGTTCACCGGTGGATACACCGGCGGTGACGGCGTGACGTTGAACAACAACGCACACCCCGTCGCTAACGGCTTGACCTACAGCAACGTCTTGGCAACCCCCGCCAACCTGTCCCAGACATCGGTTGAGCAGATGCTCATCCAGATCCGCGGCGCTATTGACAACAATGGCAAGCGTATCCGTCTGAAGGCAGAGCAGCTGATTGTTCCGCCGGCTCTCGAGTTTCAGGCTGAGGTTATCCTCAAGTCTGTCCTCCGCTCCGGTACGGCCGACAACGATCTGAACCCGATCAAGTCGACTGGTATGCTCCCGAAGGGCGCCCACGTGGTGACCCGTCTGAGCTCTACCAAGGCATGGTGGGTACAGACCGACGCCGAGAACGGTCTGATGCTGGTAATGCGTCGCCCCATGGAGAAATCTATGGAAGGCGATTTTGAGACCGACTCCATGCGCTACAAGGCTACGGAGCGTTACGCCACTGGCTGGCACGACGCACGTAACATCTACGGCACGCCTGGCGTCTAATCAAGGCCAAGCAGTAAGAGCCCCGAAGAGAAATCTTCGGGGCTTTTTTATTGGCAATTCTGCATAAGTAGAGATAGGAAGATTTAGCCCCTCACAGACAGCCGACACTTCCCGGCTGACGGCTTAGAGACTGCTTGGGGCACCCACTAAGCAAGGAACAGAACAATGTCACGCACGACTTTTTCGGGACCAGTCGCGTCCCAAAACGGCTTTATCAGCATCGCAGCAACCTCTGAGAAGACCCTCACCATCCTGGCACCTGCCGCGCTGTCGGCCGATACCACCCTGACCTTCCCCAACGGGGCGGGATCAAACGGGCAGGTACTCACGACCAACGGAACCGGCACCCTGACCTGGACCACCAACGGCGCCGGCACCGTAACCTCCGTCGCCACGGCGGGCACCGTCAACGGACTTACGCTGACCGGCGGCCCGATCACCTCCACCGGCACGATCACGCTCGGTGGCCAGTTTGCCCTCCCGACATCGACCGCGGCAGCCGTTGCCGACATCACTAATGCAATCAACACCACCGGCAAGTACACCGGGAAGATGGTCGTTGACTACTCAAGCGGAATCATCTACACCGCCGTCGGTGCAACCGCAGGCTCTGACTGGGCCCCGTCTGACGCCAGCGGCCTCGTGACTCCCGTTTAATTAGGAGCGGACCATGCGTCAAACGACCGTTTAAGATGGCGGGGCAACCCGCCTCTTTCACCGTTCAGGAGAAATTATGAGACAGCAAGTCGTATCACAAACTGGAGTTGGTTCCAGCGCCACCATCCCAATGAATTTGGATTCAACCCCATTTAATGTTGGCTTTGGTGTTGTCGCAACCGGCACGGTAACTTATACCGTTCAACATTCATTTGACAACCCTTGGACCACAGCAAGTCCGACTTGGTTTGATCACCCAACAGTTCAGGGCATCATATCAACAGACGCCGACGGCAACTATGCGTTCCCGGTGGCTGCAATTAAGGTTGCGGTTGTATCTGGCGCAGGTACTGCCACACTTACAGTAATCCAAGCCGGTATCGCTTAATATGCCATACGTTGGTTTTAGCGGGGTAGCAAATCAAGCAAACACTAGCGACGGGTTCGCTCTTGGTGTTGGTGCTCGTAATGACCCTGCAGAGCCAACATACGGCGATAATGTAGGTAATGGTGGTGTTGTGGATCTTTACAGCAACGGAACACCAGTTGTTGACAGTTTTATACTAATGGAAAACTCGGGCTATGTGCTCGAGCAAAATGACTTCAAAATTCAATTAGAGGTAGGCTAACATGGCTGACACAAAAATATCGGCAATGCCGAACGCAACAACGCCTTTAACTGGTGCGGAGTTAGTTCCGTTAGTACAATCTGGCGTTAATGTAAAATCAACAATTTCTGCATACAACGACTTTGTCCGTGATAGTTATTTTAACCACGGCGCGTTTAGTAGTAACGCAGACCAAACTGGCAGCATCACCGCCGGAACCGCGATGACATTTACATCCACGGATATTACTGGCGGGGTTACATTAGCAAGCGGTAGTCGATTAACTGTGCCCGTAACTGGAGATTATAACGTTCAGTTTAGCGCGCAATTTGAAAACATAGAAAATACGCAAGAGATAGTAACCGTTTGGTTCCGTGTTAACGGCGTAGACGTACCAAAATCTGCAACTAACGTAACAATTCCGGCCCGTAAAAACGCTTTTACTAACGGCTATGGTGTAGCCTCTTGGAATATTTTTATTAGTATGACAGCGGGTCAGTACGTTGAAATTGTTTGGTTGCCGGCGGTTGCCACAGTCACTCTTCAACAGCTTCCTGCTAGCGTGACACCTGCGTATCCCGCAATTCCTTCAGTAATTGCGACAGTTAACCAAATAAGCTAACAAATGCCGGTATACCTTGACACCCGAGGTAACAGTGTATTGTCTGTGGCGATCTGTGATCGCTGCAACAGGAAGTTTCCGTACGTCGATTTAATGCCAGACCCAAACTTCCCTGGCATGCGCGTGTGCATGGACGACAAGGATCAGTACGATCCTTGGCGCCTGCCGGCGCGTCAGACTGAAAACATTGCGCTTCGCCACCCACGGCCCGACCAGAACATTGCGATTGATAATAAGCACATCATCACGCAGGGCGCGCCCAACGCCGCAGGCGATTCCATCTTCAACGACCAGGTACCGCCCGAGTCTACGACAGCGGGCACGTCTGGTGACCTAGAGTACTAAACCATGGCCGATCGTTCCATAACCCAACTGCCAGTATCAAACCCGCTGTCTGGTACCGAGGTCACCGTCATCGTACAGAACGGCATCTCAAAGCAGACGCAGCTGTCAGACATTGCCGCCCTTGGCGGCGCCGTTGGTCCAACCGGGCCGGTCGGCCCCGCGGGACCCACCGGACCCGTTGGCGGTCCAGGACCCACCGGGCCACTCGGGCCTACCGGGCCGCTTGGGCCCACGGGCCCAACTGGTCCCACCGGACCCACGGGGGACCCATCCACCGTGCCCGGACCTACCGGAGACACCGGCCCCACGGGACCATCGGGGCCCCTTGGACCGCCCGGGCCCATTGGGCCTACGGGACCCACCGGACCCACGGGGGACCCATCCACCGTGCCCGGACCCACCGGACCCACCGGAGACACAGGACCCACCGGACCCACGGGGGACCCATCCACCGTGCCCGGACCCACCGGACCCACCGGCCCACAGGGGGACTCCACGACGTTCTTCCCGTACAAGACAAAGACCACGTCGCTAAGCGGGGACCCTGGCCATACGTACCTTCTTTGGAACGACGCGACGCAAATAAACGCGACGCAGGTAAACGTCAGCCACATCGACAAGGACAACGTCGACGTTGACATATTTTTGGCGCTGCTACAGCAGGGCCAGAAGTTTACGATACAGGACGCGACGGTAAGCGCCAACTACCAGACCTGGCTCATAAGCGGGCCGCCGGTGAACGTGAACCCGGGGCTATCGACCAGCTACTGGGAGTACCCCGTGACGCTGGTCTCATCGGGCGGCACCGGCACGACCAACTTCCCCAACGACCACAACGTCATCTTTGCCGTCGTGTCCGGCATCGTCGGGCCCACGGGACCCACCGGAGACCCTTCGACAGTTCCAGGCCCCACGGGACCCACCGGCGACACCGGCCCCACGGGACCCAGCGTCACGGGGCCCACGGGACCAAACTACGGCTCCCGCGTCGTGGCCGTCGCAGACGCGACGTCCATCACAATGGACGCCGACACGACCGACATGGCGACGCAGGCAAACACCCAGGCCGCCGGCACCTTGACCATCAACGCCCCCACCGGAACGCCAACAAACGGACAGAAGATAATGCTAAGGCTGACGTCTACCAACGTTCAGACCTTCTCATGGAACGCCATATTCCAGGGGTCGACGCAGCTGCCGCTGCCTACGGTATCATCCGGGTCATCCCGGGTAGACTACCTGGGCTTTATCTACAACTCAACCGCCACCAAGTGGCAGATCATTACACGAATCTTTGGGTTCTAATCATGCTGCAGATAACGTTTGAGAAGACGCTGGACAGCCACGGCATAGTATTCCGTGACGCGATAGTTTTGCCAGACGACCACGGCCTGACACAGGACGAGATTGAGGCCATCAAGGACCAAAGGTTCCAGGCATGGGCCGATGCCGTTTTAAACCCCCCAGAGCCCGAGGAGAGCCCGCACCCGTTGCTTCCGCCACCGGCGGAGCCCCCGCCCGAACCTTCGGAGCCCCCGCAACTTCCCCCATTGGAGGCCTAGATGGCGGACAGGTACTGGGTGGGCGGGACGGGGAGCTGGACCAACTCATCTACAACCAACTGGTCGACCAGCTCTGGCGGCGCCAGCGGCGCCTCGGCCCCCACAACCTCGGACGATGTATACTTTGACGCCAACTCAAACGTAGGCACCGGCTCGTTCACGGTAACGACAAGCTCGACCCCAAACTGCCGAAATTTGACAATACAGAGCCTAGATGGGGCCATGACCCTGGCCGGAACCACCAACTTGACCGTGGCGGGTTCGATATTTTTCTCTGGCTCAAACCTCACCTACACCAGGACCGGGGACCTGGTACTGGCCCCCACAAGTAACTCTTTTGTGACCACAAACGGCGTCTCGCTGGCCTCCGGAGGGGTGGTTATAAACACAACCGGCGCGTCTACCACTACCCTTGGCAGCAGCTTGACTTGTGCTGGGTTTACAGTAACGGACGGGGCGTTTATTACCAACAACTGGAATTTAACGTGCACCTTTTTTTCGTCAACCGGCTCCGCCACGCGGTCCATAACGCTCGGCACTTCGACCATAGCCTGCAGCAGTAGTTTTGCTTTAAGCAGCACCAACCTTACGTTCTCTGGCGCAAGCTCAGACATTGTACTGTCCGGCGGCAGTGTTTTCTTTACCGGTGCTGGCCAGACCTTTGGAACGGTAAGGTTTACAAACAACTCCGCCTCGATTCCAGCGCTTACAATAAGTGGCGCCAACACGTTTAGCTCGTTGCGTTTGTGTGACAACACGCGCACCGTTGTGCAGCCATTTATTTTTAGAATTACTGCAACTCAGACCTGCACGACTAACTTTATATGCCGCACGACCGTCGCAAACAGCCGCATCATGGTAATAGGCTCGGATGCCAGCGGGCCGATTACCATTTCTACCCCCGTCGCAACACTTCAAAATGTCGACTTTGGCTGGATCAACGGCGCCGGGGCCGCGGCACCCTTTACTGGGACACGTATCGGAGACCTCAGCGGCAATACAAACATAACCACCTCCGCGCCCAAGACGGTCTACTGGAGCGCGGTTGGTGGCGGAAACTACACCGACACCGCCTGGGCGCTCTCAAGCGGTGGGACCCCAAACGCGGACAACTTTCCGCTGCCGCAGGACACGGCGGTGGTTGAAAACACCGGCCTAAACGTTAGCGCCACCATCACCATACCCGCAAGTTGTGCGTTTAACGGCATCGACACCTCTACCAGGACAAACGCGGCCACCCTCGCGGTTGCCTCAACCTCGACCTATTGCTTTGGCACAATCTACAACTTCTCGTCGCCAAACGTGACGTTCCCGGTCGTTGGTAACTTTTTTTACTTTAGTTCGCCCACGACGCAACAGGTGTGGCTGCCCACCGGCACCAACAACTTTACGCCCATTCTTTACACTAATTTTTCTACTAGCTACGACACGACAAACTTAACATATCGTGGCACGCTAAAGTTTATGAACTCCGG